GCATGCAGAAGCAAGCGCTGGAATACCTGAAGCAATACCGGGAATTACTGGTATTGATTGACCAATGGCAACGGAGCGCCGTCCAGAAATGGCCGGAAAAATGACTATTCTTATAAGATAACCATGATAATAAAATGCGAGACTAAAGACAGACTGCCGCTCAAGGACCTGACCGAGTTCCAAGGGAACCTCAAGCACCGGACCGAGAGCGATTACAAGAAAATAATCACCAGCATAGAGAAGTATGGGTTCAGCTTCCCGTTCTTTGTATGGCGCCACGACGGCACCAACCACGTGCTCGACGGCCACGGGAGGCTCGGAGCCCTGCAGCGCATGAGGGCCACCGGAGCCCAGATCCCGGACCTGCCGGTAGTATACGTTGACTGCCCGGACGAAGAAGCGGCCAAGAACCTGCTCCTCCGCCTGAATAGCCAGTACGGCACAATGACCACCGAGAGCGTCCTCGACTTCATGGCCGGCATAGATTTTGACCCGGCGGAGCTGGCGCTTCCCGACGGCATACTGGAGATAAAGCTGGGCGACGATCACCCGGAGGACGACGAAGTGCCGGAGCTGGAGCTGGACGAACCGGCGGTGAGCCAGCCCGGGGAGATCTACCGGCTGGGCCAGCACATACTGCTCTGCGGCGACGCCACCAAGGCGGACGACGTGGAAAGGCTGACGGGGGGGGCGAAAGCGGACCTCGTGATCACAGATCCGCCCTACAACATAGACTACACCGGGAAAACCAAGGACGCGCTGAAAATCACCAACGACCACATGACCGACGGCGCCTTCTACAATTTCCTTCTGGAGATCTACCGGAATATAAAACGATACACCAAGGCCGGCGGCGCATTTTATATATGGCATGCCGACACGGAAGGGCTCAACTTCCGCCGCGCCCTGAAGGAGGCCGGGCTGGAATTGCGCCAGAACCTGATCTGGGTAAAACAGAGCATGGTGCTGGGCCGGCAGGACTACCAATGGCGCCACGAGCCGTGCCTATACGGCTGGAACGACGGGGGCTCACATTTCTGGGAAGGCAGGAGGGACCTTACAACTGTGTTTGACGACCGCCCGGACTACAAGAAAATGGACAAGGCCCAGCTCGTAGCCGAGATAGAGAAGCTGCGCGGCGACCGGATCCCCTCGACCGTGATCTACGAGGACCGGCCGACCAGAAGCAAGGACCACCCGACAATGAAGCCGGTCAAGTTATTCATGCGCCTGATCCGCAACAGCAGCAAGGCCGAGGACACCGTGCTGGACTTGTTCGGAGGATCAGGGACCACGATCCTCGCATGCCAGCGCACCAACCGGCTGGCCCGGGTAATGGAGCTGGATCCGCACTACTGCGACGTGATCCGGAGGCGCTGGACGAAATGGGCCGCCGAGAACGGGATCGAACCGGGACCCGGGGCTCTGGAATAAAGTGAACAGCGGTGCAAAAAGTATAAAACGGAGAGGCAATGGGAAAATTCGCCGGAATTAAGAAAGAGACAGTACTCAAGGCCATAAAGAAAAGCTCCGGGATAATATCCACCATAGCGGCGCGGCTGGACTGCAACTGGCGGACCGCAGAGCGCCTGATCTGGAAGTGGCCGGAGACCGCAACGGCCTACCAAGACGAGCAGGAGATCGTGCTGGACATAGCGGAGACCAAGGTTATAGAGAGCATATACAACGGCGACATGCCGACGACGAAATGGTACCTCGCGAAGAAGGGGCGCCACCGGGGCTACGACGACGACCACAAGCCGGAGGGCACCGAAGGAGCGGAGGGCGATCTGATCCGGATCGTTATTGACCAATGAGCACGATCCGCACCAGCGAGCTCTTTCCTCCCAGCTTTGCCGAGGACTTCCGCCTGATCATGGCCGGAGCATATACGAAATACACCGAGGCCGGCGGACGCGGATCCTGCAAAAGCTCGTTTATATCAATCTGCATAATATTACTTATGATGATGAACCGCGACTACAACGCGGTATGTTTGCGCAAGGTAGACAACACCCTGCGCGACTCCGTATTTACCCAGATCAAGTGGGCCGTGGAGAAGCTCGGCGTCGCCGACCGCTGGACCTTCACCACCGCGCCTATGCAGGCGACCTACACGCCGACCGGCCAAACGATATTCTTCAGGGGATCCAACGATCCGGGCCGGATCAAATCGATCAAGACCCTGACCGGATATACAGCCATAACGTGGTTCGAGGAGCTGACCGAATTTACCGCGCATGACATGGAGACCGTCAAGTTATCCACCATGAGAGGCGGCGACCGCTTCTTCATATTCAACAGCTACAACCCACCAGCAGCAGCGCGCAACTGGTGCAACGAGCACCTGCGCCACCCGGACAGCGACGAACACGTGCACCTGACCGACTACCGGGCCGTCCCCCCGGAGTGGCTGGGCGCCGCATTTATCCACGAGGCCGAGGAGATGAAGGCCCGGAACGAGAGGGCCTATAAAAATATATTCCTCGGGGAGCCGACCGGGACCGGCCGCAGCATATTTGAAAACATAGAGCTCCGCCAGATCACCGACGCGGAGATCGCAGCCTTCGAGTGGTGCTACTACGGGATAGACTGGGGCTACTTCCCGGATCCGTTCCGCTGGGTGGCCATGAGCTACGACATGGGAAAGCGCACGCTGTATATATGGGACGAGCTCACGCTGTACAAGCACGGCAACCAAGAGAGCGCCGCCGTCCTGAAGGACCACATGAGGGAGAAGGGGATCGACCTCGGCGTCCGGATCACCACCGACAGCGCGGAGGAAAAGAGCACCGCCGACTTCCGCGCATGGGGCTGGAACGTCCGCGGAGCGATCAAAGGCCCCGGATCCCTAGACGCCGGGTTCAAGTGGCTGCAGCAGCTGGACCGGATCATAATTGACCCGGAGAGAGCACCAAAGACAGCGGACGAGTTCACGCTGTATGAATACGACATAGACCGCCGCACCGGGGAGGTCCTGACCGGTTATCCGCAGGGCCAGCCCGACCACAGCATGGCCGCGGTCCGATACGCGCTGGAGGAGATATGGAGGCGGCGCGGCCTATAAAATGACTATACTTATATGAACATCATAACTTCAATTTGGAGGCAAATAATGAACCTCGTCGACGTAAAGCAGCTGGACCTTATAGACGTAAAGGAAAGCCTGCTGTCCTCACAAATGGAGGACCGGATCCTGCTCTGGAACCAGATATTAGCCGGGAAGGCCCCGTGGAATAAGGAGGCCCCCTGCTCCGGAGTTATCGACGCGATCGCAGGAGCCATTGACGACAACGTCGCCGAGGAAATGAGCGTCACCGCCGAGAGCGAGCGCCTGCAGGAGGCCATGGACGACCTCACCAGCCGCTCCAGCGATATAGTTCAGTACATGGTGCAATGCGGAGGCTGCGTCGTCCGCCCGTTATGGGCCGGCCGGATCAAGTACGAGATCCTGCAGCTCGGCAATTACATACCCACCAGCTACGATATAGACGGGACCCTGACCGGCGCCGTCCTGATCAAGGATTTTTCCGAGAAGGGGAAGGACTACTCGCTCGTGGAGAAGCACCACTACGAGAACCGCACCGAGACCGTGCGCGTAATGCTGTACGAGAAGAAGGGCGACACCTACACACCGAGGCCCCTTTCCGCAACCGCCAAGACCGAGACCCTGACCGAGGAGTTCCAGTATAACAACATAGATCAGCCAATGATCGTGGAGTTCAGGACGCGCAAGACCAACAACATAGACGGATCCCGGGTTCCCGTGGCCCTATATTCAGGACGCGAGAACCTGCTGGAGGACGCCGACCGGCAATATATGCGGATCAATTGGGAGCAGGAGGCCGGAGAAATGCGCGTCTTTGCCAGCGCCGACCTATTCAGGGAGCGCCAAGGCGAGGCCGGAGGCAAGCTCACCGTGACCCCGGCCCTCCGGAAGCTGCTGGTCCGGATCAACGACAGCGGCGCCACCGGAGACAAGATCCAAGAATACAGCCCGAACCTCCGGACCGCCGAGCAGGTGAACGCCTTCCAAGAGATCCTGCGCCGCATAGAGATATGCTGCAAGCTCGGCAAGGGCACCCTGTCGGACCTCGAGGACGCGCGCATGACCGCCACACAATACGCCGGAGGCAAGAAGGTGCTCTACACCACCGTCGACGCATACGAGAGCGAGCTCGAGGACAAATACCGCCGCGTGGCGTGGATCTTCGCATACCTGCTCTCCGCCTACGAGCGCGTGCCGTTCGATCCGGAGATCATAGTATCATATAACGACGCCGCCCGGAAGGATCCGGACCAGATGAGACTGGCCGCCCTTCAGGAGCTCACCAACGGGATAATTTCCAAGGCGGAGTACCGCATGAGGATCTTCGGCGAGGACGAGGAGACCGCCACAGCCAAGGTTCCGCCGGCCGCAGCGCCGACCTTCGGAGGCATGTTTAACTAATGGTGACCCCGGCTTTCCTTGCCGCGGCCTCGGACGAAATAATGAAATTATACGCGGACCTCGAGGACGCGATCAAGACCGACATGTGCCGCAGGCTTGCCAGCCTCGGCCGGATCAGCACCTCCACCGACTGGCAGGCCAAGATCCTCCGGGAGGCCGGATCCCTAGGCGGAGACATAGGCAAATATTTAACAAGCTACGACAAAAAGACCCAGCGGACCGTCAAGGAATTATTCAAACAGCTGACGGCCAGAGCCACCAGCGGAGAGATCGCACCGAACCAGCAGCAGATGATCGCCGCAACACAAGGCTACACCGGCCTTATAACCGACCTTCACAACCTCACCCGGACCAGCGCCGCGACGACCGAGTTCGTGATCGCGGCCAATAATCTATATATTCAGGTAGCCAGCGGCGCCTTCTCATACACCGAGGCCCTGAAAAGCACCGTCGACGCCTTGGCCGCCAAGGGGCTCTATACACTATCCTATGGCGACAGATCATACAACATAGAGAGCATGGCCCGGACCTGCGTCCAGACCGCGCTGGGCCAGACCGCAGGGCGCCAGAGCATGGCGGAGGCGGAGGCGACCGGGACCGACCTCGTAATGGTATCGGCCCACGAGGGAGCGCGCCACACCGACAAGCCGGCAAACCCATGGAGCAACCACGACGAATGGCAAGGCAAGGTATACTGCACCGCAGGCGAGAGAGAATACCGGGACGAAGCCGGCAACGTCCACTTGGCCCCGGATTTCTATGCAGCCACCGGCTACGGAGAGATTGACGGCCTATGCGGAATAAACTGCCGCCACACCTTTTATCCATACTACGAGGGCGAGGCGGAGCGCTACGACCGCGAGGAGCTGGAGGATTACCGGAAGGCCGACCTGACCCTCGACGGCAAGAAGGTGACCAGATACGAGGCCGAGCAGGAGCTCCGCAGCACCGAGCGCATGATCAGGGGCTGGAAGCGGAAAGCGCAATGTCAGCAGGAGGCAGGCCTCGACGACACCGCCGCCCGGATCCGGCTGGGAGCATGGCAGGAACGCCGGGCCAGTATATGCAAACAGACCGGTCTCCGGCCAGACTGGACCCGGGAATATATCGGCACCCCGGACGGCAAACAGCCGCGAGGGCTCCAGCCACCGCGCGCCGCAGCCGCACCGATTCCGGCACCAGCAGCACCAGCAGCCGCAGCCCCTACAACTACGGGCGCGATCAAAACAGCGGCGCAAGCCCAGAAGGTCCTTGTCAGCGACGTAGGGTTCCAGAGCGTGGCCGCCTCCTTCAAAAAATACTCGGAGGAGGTCCAGATCACCAACACCTCGCAGATCAGGACGCTGGAAAAGAAGTTCAAGGCCGTCGGACAATCAACCGGGGAGATAAACGGAAAATCAGGACGGGACCCCGGAACGCTGGCCTTTGTTTCCTCCGGCGTTGTAAAACCTGCAGAGCAGGATCTATCCCTATGCCCCCGGGAGTTCAGCAAGCCGCAGGATCAGATCGCGGCGCACACCAAGGACATGATCAGTAAACGCTGGTTCATGCCATGCAAGAGCGGCAACGAGGGGATCTATATAGTGACCCACGAATACGGCCACATGATCCAGAACATTCTGGTTAAAAAAGAGTTCGAGCGCCAAGGCCTGCCTGCCTCGGATCCGTTCCGGTTCTACGACTCGGCGGCAACGACCAAGAGGGGGCGATTGAGCTGGTACCTAAAAACCCGGAAAAATTTTGAAAATAAATGCAAAAAAGAGATAATAGACATAGCGAAAAAGATCGACAAAAACTTTAATTATAATGATAATATATCCAGATACGGCGACAGCAACCCGGCGGAGTTCTTCGCCGAGGTATTCGCAAATTCACAGCTCGGCGCGTCGAACACGCTCGGCAAGGCCATGCAGCGGTGGCTGGCGGATCATAAAAAGGACATAGGGAGGTAATCGCATGACCTTGGATATACCATACTTTATGGAGAACCCGGCGTGGTATTACCACGACGACGAGGAGGGGATCTACAAGCTCACCAGCGAGGCACCGGAGGCGGCCCGGAAAAGCTATGAGGAGTTCTATTACGAGCTAGACGAAGCGCACCTGATCATGGAGGAACCGCCGCAGAATTAAAACAACAGCCCCCTGCCCCTTTCTTGGAGCAGATACCCCCGGCCAGCCCGGGGGATTTTTTTTCTAAAATGACTATATCTTTAGAGGTATAGTTAATGGATCCAGCAATCATAGCGGCGCTGATCACGGGCGCCGCCTCCGTCGCAGCCATAACGCTGACAAACTACTATCAGAACCGGCAGGCTGCCCAGAAAATGGAAACCAAGATCGCCCTGATCAATCAATCGATTGAGACATTATCGGAGCGCGTAGACAAGCACAACAGCGTAATTGACCGCACCTACAAGCTGGAGGAGGAGACCGCCGTCATGGCGGAGCGCCTCCGCTCGCACGGCCGCAGGATAGACGACTTGGAGGCAGGCAAATGACACTAGCAGAGTTCGCCGCAAAATACAACGGCCAGAAGGTAGACTACGACAAGGCCTACGGGCCGCAATGCGTGGATCTGTTCCGGCAATACTGCGCCGACGTGGTGGAATGCCCACACACCGGGGCCGTGGAAGGAGCCAAGGACCTCTGGTTCCGGTTTTCCGAGACCGAGGAGAAGAAATACTTTGACCGGTTCAGCCCGTGGATTATCCACCCCGGGGACGTAGCGATCTGGGACGCCACCAGCACAAACAAATACGGACACGTCGCCATAGTATTGCTGGTAGACAACAAGGCCAAGGAATTGCTGGTATTAGAGCAGGACGGGTTCAAGAAGGACGGGACCAAGCTGACCGTCCGGGGATATGAGAACCTAATCGGCGTTTTGCGCCGGAAGGAATAAAAAGGAGATCAGAAAAATGACCAAAAAAATGTATGCGTTAATAAGCGGAATTATAGGCGGCGTGGGAGCGATCGCTTCCGCCATTGTTTCATACACCGACCCGGCGCAGGCGACAGCGATCCTCGCAGCGATCCCGATCGCGATCACAGCAGCCAACGAAATAATGATGTTGTTTGTAGAACCAGAGGCAAAGAAGTGAACAAGGCAAACTGGATCACCAGCATTATAGGCGACAAGGAATTTGACCCGGACGCCGCCAAGATCCTAGGGATCCTGCTCTGTATAGTAGGCTGCGTGGGGTT